ATTAGAGTAACCGCCAAAAAAGAAAAAGACGTAGAATAACGTCTTTTTTTATATAAAAATTTTGGCAGTTAAAATATTATATTTATATTTGTCAAACAAAACACAAACACTATGAAAAAGTTATTCTTATTATCGTTATTACTTATCGGAACATTAACCTCTGTGGCTCAAGTTAAACCAAAAACAAAAGACATTGACAAAGATGCCAACGTCTTGATGGATTCGTTATCTAAAGTTTATAACAAAAAAGTTTTTTCTATAATGAAAATTACTAAAAACGATACTATCAAAACCTATATTGCCTACGCAAAAGATAATAAATTAACTTATGAGTTAATTAGTTCAAAACGAATTAATTAATACAACGACCTACTAACCCGTAACCTGTTTTAATTGTTCCGGTTCCAATAGGTGAATATACTTTGATTTTTTTATCATTATTTGGTGAATCAAATTGAACTGTGGTTCCCGCATTCGATAATTTATAAATAACAAACTCTGTTCGCCCTTTTTTAATCATACCCGCCATAGCTTTTAACCCCGGTTCTATCTCACTACCCATTTTTTGATAACTACGTGAATTGGGGTCATTCAATAATTGTTTAACCAAATCAGCATAATCTGTAACTGTTATCGTTAATATTTCACTACCTGAAACCGCAACCGGGTTAGTTTGACTTACCAAAGTTAAAAGATAAACATATAGTGGAGTATATTTCCAATCCGGGTATTTACTAACGTCACCCGTAATATACCCTGTGTCCGTTTCTATTTTACCCTGACTATCCATAATAACCAATCTATCCGGAATCTGTCCCGGAGTAAATGTAACTTCCCCTTTACCTTCTAAAATCTCATCAGTTGTTACATAATCTAAATTAGGGTCCCCTTGACCAGCTTCAACATCTAAAACAAAATTACACTTTGAACCACTACCTGTGATAGTAAAGTTTACAAATTGCTCACCACTATATAATTTAATCTTATCAGGATTTTTATTATCACCTTTAGTCTTATCATATGGTGTTTTACCTAAAGATACTTGACTAACATCTGTAGGAACTTTAATAGTTAAAACACCATTTTTAATTAAATCTTGAAATACTTCTTCAAAATACCCTTTCACAGAATTAGCTCTCGCCAATGCTAAACTACCCTTTTCTTCAAATCCTTTTGGATTCGTAACATTAGATTCCCCTGCAGTAATAGTTATAACAAAATTTTTACCACCATCATCCTTGATAAATTTATCAATTTGAGGTTTTAATGAAATTATTTTTGACTTAACATTTGGAGAATCAACCTGACCATAAGCAAATTTATCACCAACATTTTGAACCGGAAAAGTAGTGTTAGTCGATTTTGATGTAGTTGTCGAATGATATTGGGGTTGAACAACCTGTTCTAACGTTAAATATTGTCGTTTTGTTGCACTCTCGTGAAGATTTAATATTCTACTTCTTTCCTCACTCGATATCTCAAATAAATTGTTCATATTTTTCTTTTTATATAAATACCTCAGTATTTAAAAAACTTTATTTGATTTACGAATATTCTCCTCACCCCACATTGGTTGAAGGTTATCCAAACACCAACATCTCATAAATTCCTCGTCACCCATCTCTTGTATATCAAAAGATGTAATTGGTAGTTTATGGTCCACGTGCCAAATTCCATAGTTATCCCACGTCATATCATCCTTAAATTGTTTTTCTAAATGATTAATCAATTCCTCCGGACTATATTGTAGAACATCAAAGTAATGTCCATATTTGTCTACATTACTTTCTTTTAATACTGTCCATATTGCAGTTCTGAAATTGGTGATTAGTTTATAGAGGGGGTCAGTATCTTTACGATGTTTTTCATACTTACGTTTATATTCTCTATGTTTATCAATATTTTTTTCTCTCCATTTTTGATGGTAATCATTTAGACGGTCTCTATTATCTTTTTGCCAATCAGAAAAATATTGTAATCGTTTTTCTCTATTTTTAAGATAATGTCGTTTATCTGATTCAGATTTCCCACCCTTATATTTTCTACCGGAGATACCGACAATAGCACCATTTTCTTTTAATGTTCGTAACACAACTTGTTTGTTAATATTTAATTTTTCAGATATAGATGGAGAGCCTAACATCTCATCATTATATAATCTCAAAATTTCATCAACAACTGATTTTTCTAATAGTATTTTCTTCATATATTATAAATACAACCATAAACTTGATTGTTTACAAATATACATAAAAAAAAGGGACATATAGTCCCTTTTTGTTAAATATTTTAAGATTTTGATTATCTCAATTCTCTTAAATCGAATGTTCTAACACCATCTACAGTAATTCTGCCGTAAAATCTATTATTCACCATCTTTTTCGCGTAACGAGTCATTATACCTTTAATCGGTGTAAAGTTGAATGGGTTGTACATTGTAGGTGTTAATTGTAATGGTACATACGGAGCGTAGATGTATCCTGTATCAAGTAACGATGTTCCTTTGTGTCCAATTAACACTTGGTTAGCTGGGAAGTAAGGGTCACGATATACTTGGTAACGTCCTGCTAATGTTCCAACTCTTTCAATACCCATATTATATTGGTCTTGTTCAGGTGAAGCATTAGATACGTGGAAGTATTCTAAGTCATCCATAATCGCTGAAACCTCAGAAGATACTACAATCCAGTTAGCTCCACCTCTTAAAGTAGATTTGTGGATTTGTGCTGACAATTGGTTAATTGCAGTAATCAAAGTTTGGTTCCAATCTTTTTGTGTATAGTTTGTTGTTGAAGAGATTCTTCTCCAACCATTGTAATCCCAACGTAAGTTCCATGCCGCACCTTTACGTAAATCTCTTAAGATTTCACGGTCGATTTCAGCCGCAACTTGTTCAGATAATAAAGCTGTTAATTCAGCCTCAGCATCGATGTTGTGGAAAGCTGCAACGTCTTGAGCTAACTCAGGAGACCATTGTGCTCTTAATTTTCTTTCTGTAACAGATACAGTAACTGAATCTAATTCGAAAGAAACCTCACCGATTTTATCTTCAAATTCCATATCAGCGTAACGTCTGTAAACAGCAGTAAACCCAGTTGATGGTAATACTCCGATAGTTGTTCCTGTATAACCGTCTAATGTGTCACCACAAGAAGGACAAGTTGGACAAGATAAATCAACTTCTAAGTAGATGATTCCTGCAGGAGAACAAGTATCATTGTAAGTACCGTTATTACCTGTAGTTGCAAATGATGTAGTTCCTCTTCCGTTTAATCCTGAAACGATACCTTCACCATATTGTTGAGTAACAACTCTAAACAATAATGAGTTTATTCCGGTAGACCCACTTACAACACTACAAGGTGATGTTGTTGAAGTCCATGCAGTTGTAGAATCACTGTAGATTCTTAAATCAGATAAGAAAGTTTCAGTATCAACTTCATTACCGTCTGGTCCGATTAATTTACCTGTACCAGCAGTTGTGAATCCTGATAATGCTACGATTACTTTTCTAATGTTTTTTCCATTGAATTGGTTAGCTAATGCAGTTGCGTCAGCAACAACTAAACTACCATTTGACCAAACCATAACTGTTGTTGGTTTAGTAACTGCCGACCATTGTCCTTTAGAGTAGTCAAACAATCCTGGAGGGTCTAATTGACCTTCGTTTCCTTCATAGAATAAATCATAAAGATTTTTCTTGAATGCGTTTGCTCCTGTGTAACCAGCTCCTGATTGACCATCAGCCGCAGTTTGTCCATCAGCCGCACCAATTGGTCCGTAGTGAGTACCACCACCTAATTGAGTTCCTAAGATAGTTTCTTGACCTGATTGGTAACCTTGAATTTTAGGTACGAAGAAGAACAATTTACCGATTGGTAAGTTCATAGCTTGTACTGATACGATTTCATTCGCAAGTAATTTAGAGAATACTCTTCTTACGATAGGGAATACAACCGTTTCGAATGAACCGTTTGAACCTTCACCTGTAGCTTCGTTTATTAAGAAAGACGCTTGGTTCTCATATAACTGAGCTACGTTTTCTCTCATGTGTCCTTTAAGACCTTCTAGGAATCCTAATTTATCCCATTTGTTGATTGTGTCTTCTTTGATAACTTTAAGGTGTTTTAACCCGATGTTACCAACTAATCCTGATTCTAATAATGCTCCCATTTTTTTTGGTTTTTATTAATTTTAATTTATTTTTATTTTATTTTTGCCATTAAATCTTTCATTCTTAAGAACTGTGGATTCTCATATGTTTTTGATTCAAGTAAGTTAACCGCTCCTGTAGAAGGTGATTTTGCGATTGTTCTTTCAATTGACTCGTTCATAGTTTGAGTTTTAGTTCCTGAGGATAATTCATTTTTAACGACCTGATATAGATTTTTAGATTCTTTGATAGTTTCAACACCATCAAATCTTCTTAAAATGTTAATTTTTTCTTGTTTTGATGTTGAATGTTCAGTGAACAAACGTGTAGCGTAAGCCAAGTTTGAATTGAAGATTGCAACCTCGTTTAATTTACTTCTGAAAACATTAAGTGCTTTTCTGTATTCTTCGTTTTTTTCTCTAAGAACTTGTAACTCTGAATTAGTGTTACTTTCTTTGATAGCAGTATTAAAACTTGAATGAGCTCTTGGTTTTGGTAAACCACCTTTTCTAAAGTTAGACCCTGAACCTAAAGTTCTTACAGCCTCTTTTGTCTCTTCTTTTTTACCTTCAACTTTTTTAACCATTGGTTTTCTAGTTGAACCTTCTTTTGTTTCAGTTTTCTTAACAACTTTGTTTGTTCCTAATTTAGTTCCTGAATTTTCACCTTCTTTATACTCGAATTTCGCTTTACCTGTTCCTACAGATTTTGGAGCCTCTTTCATTTTAGTTTTAAATCCTGTTCCTTGATTAGGTGATTTGTTAAATTTAAATTTTGATTGATTACCCATCCCAACACCTTTTGGTTTGATAGACATTTTAGCTTCAGTAATAGATTCATCATCCATTTCTTCTTCACCTAATTCTTCTTCGTCTTCTTCATCCATTTCGATTTCATAAACGATTTCTTCATCGTCCATATCATCAGATTCGTCAAACTCTTCAAAATCAAATTCCACTTCGTCTTCGTCTTCATCATCAGAACCGAACATTCTCTCAACGATTGATTCAATAGATTCGTCACCCATCTCATCTTCTTCAAGTTCTTCGTCCCATTCTTCAGACATTTCAAATTCTTCTTCTTCACTTTCACCAACAATCATATACTCTTTACCGGTTTCCTCATCTTTAAGGTGAGTGTTTCCTTTGTCGTCTTTTGTTACGACAATGTTGTCATCCGGACCCATAAGTTGAAATACTCTAAGTACTTCTTCATCGTCTGCGTCAGTTAAGTCAATAGTGTCTTCCTCGTCGTCCATATCTTCTTCGTCACCAAAGTCCATATCTTCTTCGTCATCAGTATCATCAGTATCCATTTCATCACCTTCTTCATCTGAATCATCACCCATATCAATATCGGCAATATCATCAGAACCCATAGGTTCATCCACTTCAACGTCATCAGGGTTAATCTCGTCTTGTTCAGTTAGAGATTCTTTTACTAGGTCTTTGATTTCTTGTTTCATTGTAGAAGCAAGTATTCCTTTTGCATTTTCAGCTACCGCTTCTTCCAAGTTTTTCATTTGGATGATAGCCTCTTCAACTAAAGATTTTTCTTTTGCCATTTCGTTTTGTTGTTATTTTAATATATAAATATCTCCTAATTCAAAAAAAGTTTAAAATTTACTTAAATTGAGTTAGGTTTTTATACATTGATAAATATCTCCAAAAAATAAAAAGCATAAAAAAAGAGGACTATATGTCCTCTTTTACTTAATAATTAAAAATTTAACTACTCAATTACTTCATCAATTTTACTTTCTACAATAGCGGTAATTCTCCACTCCATTGTATAATGTTCAAAAACTTTGGTAACTTTCGCCTCAACATCAGTAGGGTTGTAACCACTTACTAATTTTTCTTCTCTTAATTTTTTAATCTTACCTGATGCCTCATCAACTGAGTCCAAGGTAACTTTTGCGATAAAATACTTTTCTTCCATTTTGTTTTTTTTTATTAGTAACCCAAATAATCGTTTAATTTTTTCATTAAGTCAAGCGATTTATTTCCGGAATCACCAACGTGTCTCTCAACACTCATTTTTTTCTCTTCTTCTAAGTTCTCATCGTATAGTTGTTTATCCTCTTTATTTAAGAATAGATACGCTCCCGGGGTTGATGGTGATGATACTAAATCAAAACAGATTAATTCAAAATCGTCTTGAACTTCATTTTGTTCACCAATCTTTTTAAGGGAACCTACACCTCTTGATGAGATACCTAATGTAACTCCTTGTCTTAGGTAGTTAGCTGCTAAGTCACCTTTGGTTGAACAAATACCACTTTCGTGATATCCCGGTGATGTAAGTAGTTTTATTTTACCCATTAGGACATTACCTTCCCACCATACTTCGGTGATTGCGTGAGAAACTCTATCTAAATCGATTAAAGATGATTCCGGGTGATTTAACTCGGATAGGGCTGTTCCCTTTTTAATCATTTTTTTATAATTCTCCGCCTCTCTTTTTAATATACGTTCAGGATATAATCTACCATTTCTATTAGGGGTATCATATTTTTGTAATACGGCATAAAACTCAATTGGTTTAGTGTGGTCAAGAGTTTCGCTAGATTCTCTAATTAATGTTTCGTTACGATTATCATTTGGGTTAATATACCCAGCATCGTATTCAACTAATATACCTTTCCCTGATTCACTTGGTTGTAATATTCTTAAATTCATTTTGAATGTTTTATTTATAAATATTAAACATTCTCGGTTTGTAACAATTCTTCTGTGATTTTACTGTTTTTGGTTAGATAAAAGTTAAAATTTTCATTATCTAAAAAATTATCTTTAAAAATTTGTTTTGTTATTTGTTGTAATGATTCTTTTATTTCGTTACATTTGAAATCCAAATCTTCTTGTATTAAATAAAAATTTATTTCAAGGTTCATAAACGATTTTTTGTTTAGATTGAGTCCGCTGGACCTTAAATCTAAGTCTACAATAAATTTGTCGTTGAATATATCTTTGTTTATTGACTCGTAGATTGAGTGTTTAATACTCCTACTTAGGTTAAGAACTGTTCTTGTCCAATTATCACATTCGTATATTGGTTCAACCCAAGTTTGGATGTTTAAGTAAAGTGATTTAAGTTTGATTGAGTCTACCGTTCCATAAACAATCTTCGCTGTTTTGAACCCGTGTAGTAGAGAAGTTTTTCCCTTTTTCATTAATTTTCATATTTTCCTGTTTATTTTTAAAAATAATAGGTGTTTTTATGGGTAATGTCAAAACTTTTTTGTAGGAGGGAGATATATGTAGTATATGCTAATAGTAAAATTAAATAATCACATTACGATTGAGAAAGCTCTAAAACTCTATAAAAGTAAAGTAATTAAAACCCGTCAAAGCTCTGAATTATCAAAACGAAAAGAATTTAAAAAACCATCAGTAATTAAACGTGATGGTCTTTCAAAAGCTAAGTATGTTCAGAAAAAATTTAAATCAGACGATAATTAAAGATTTTCTTTAAGGTTTTTAAGTTTGAAGTACGTAAGTTTGTCGTATTTTTCAGAAATTACTTTTGAGATAGTATCCTCAATTCTTATTTGCATTGTTGAATCAGTGCTAGCATTCTTCATTTCCGTTAGTTTCGTAACTACACCTTCTTTAAGTGTAACGTATTTTTCATTCAATGTTGAATCATCTTCAGACAATAAAGACATTAATTCTTTTTTGTCAGATTCAGTTAAACCATCAATATAACTTTTAATAGTTTTGTTTGCAACACTTACCATTGTTGTTAACGGTAAATCAATCCCTTCTGTTTTCACCACCGGTAATTTTCTAAGAGATTCTGACAGAATGTTTCTACATTTAATTTTAGATTCAATCGTTAATATATCTGAAGAAAACAACGTATCGATAGTCTCATATTGATTCTCTATCTGTTTATTACCAACCCAAGATTTTATTTTATTTAAATCAGATTGCTTGATTTTATTGATTGTGTTCTCATACATTTTAATACTTTCGTTAATAAACTCTCTGGCGTAAGATTCACTTAATGCTTTTGGAGAATTTAATTCATCGTATAAATAAAATAATTTACTTATGTTTTTGTTTTCTAAAACATATTTTTTGAAATTTTTTATTTCGTCTTTAAATGTGTCGTTAGCGTATGATTCTAACAACACTCTTTCTATTTTTGTTTTTAATATACCGAAGTTCATAAGTTTTTTTATTTATAAATATCTAATCTTTTAGAAGTTTACCTAATTGAGCTTCAATTTCTCCTAAAGAGTTTCCACCTTTGGATAAATCAATGTATGAATCATCTTCTGTCATATTACTTCTTTCTACCAATATTTTTAAATTATCTCTATTAAATGATTCAGGAGTTACTTCTGCTTCGGGAGCTGCCGCCTCAGGGGCTCCACCCGGTTCAGGTCCACCCGGTTCAGGTCCTGGTTCAGGTCCACCTAAATCTTCCATTCCTCCACCTAAGTCTCCACCTCCGCCGAAACCTCCTCCACCTCCCGGTGGTGGTGGGGATGATGGTGCCGCACCACCGGCAGTTGCTCCGGATGCAGGGTTACCATATAATTTATCGATATTATCGAAGATACCTGTATGTGTTATGATAGTTGCCGTATTTGTTAATTCAGCTCCGACAGCCATCTCAATTCTTTGTTGTTGTAAATCAAGTTTGATTTCCTCATCAGAGAATCCTAAAATATGTTTCTTAGCCCACGATACAGATACCGGAGCAATACCCGCAATTGCCGCAACGGCTTGTTGGTATAATGCAATTTTTTCTTTCCAAAGGTCATTCTTTAATAAATCTGCTTGGGATGATGGATTGGTTAGTCCTAACGTAAAGTTAGATAACTCATCTTCAAACCCTAATAAGAATAAATGAATGATTGCAATTTTATTTAATTCGGCAATCATTGATTTTTGAATCTTATTGATTGTTCTTGCAAAACGAATATCCTGTAATGATAAATTCTTACCATCACCGGCAGTTTCTTCAAATCCTAAAAATGCTTTAGGAACACGAAGAGCGGTTAATAATTTCTTTTGGATATATTCTATATCGGCAATTTCAGATAAGTTTGTTGCTCCCGGTAACGTATCAATTGGTGATGCCGCCGCTGGGTCTCTAACAGGAATAAAGTAATCTTGGTCAACAGCCATTTGGTTGAATCTCATATCGACATTACCTGTTTTAGCATCAACAACTTGGTCACGTTTAAATTTGTTTGCAACACGTTGTACGTAAGCCTCAACATCTTTATCATCCATATTACCAACGAATACTTTGAACACACGTCTTTCCGGTGCTCTTGAAGTTCTATAAATTAACATCGCATCTTCCGATAATAATAATTGTTTCCAAATACGTCTTGCTTTTTCTAACATTGACGTTCCGTATGGAAGTTTTCTATCGTCACCTAATAAACGGAAGTGGGCAACTTCCCAAGAGTTAAACTCCATATCTTTTGCCTTCCACTTAAATCTTAATCCTTTGTGTTCTGCAGGTTCATCTATAGTTGCAGATTTTGCTGCCATACCTCTTTCCAAACGTTCTATTTCAATGTTTGGTAATTGCATACAACCAACAATACCTTTATCTGAATCTAATTTTAAATAAACAAAGTTATCACCATACTTACAAGTATTTCTTGTCCACATAGTTAAATTCGTATTAACGTCTAATACGTTATTGAATAAATCGGCTAGTATAGATTTTATTCTTTTTGATTCAGAATAAATTTGTAACATATATCCATTCTCATCAACAGTTGTTGATTCTTCACCATAGATGTCTAATGCCGCTGATATCTCAGGGGTGTATTCCATAGATTCATAATCGTAAAATGAAGCCAAACGAGTTGGTTCATAATAAACTGCTTGAGTGTATAGATTACTTTCAATCTTAGTCCATTGGTTAGATAGGTAATATGTTTGTTGAGCTTGTAATTTTTCTCTTTCATATTCCGCTTGTGATGTTGTCTTTAACAACTCTTTCTTATCTAACTTATATGTTGGGTAGTCTTGATTTAATAACGCGTTTGGTCCAAAGGCTCTTGATAACCTTTGCCAAACCGTTAAATCATTATTTTCATTATTTTCCATATTCTAAATTTAAATATAATTTTCCTTATATAAATAGTTTACTTTGTTCTAATAAGTATCTGTTTTACTTATTGTGAGTTAAGACATTATTCGCAAAATATAAATTACTATTATTCACATCAACGTTATAAACTGTTGTTGATTCTGTAATTGTCACTAATGATGTGATTTCAAATTCAGTATTGTCAATATCTAATAATACATCACCAACATTTAAATCAGATGTTGTTCTGATATACCAAACACCATTTTGTTTAACAACGTGGTTATGAGAATCAGTCGCAATTAATTTATCGTTATTAATATTAATAACCGAATCAAATTCATATATTGTAAAATTAATTACTGTAGAGGTTGATTCTACATAATTTAAAGTGTCACTACTCCAAGAGTACCATTCGTTTGATGGTTGTGGCATTCCTGAAACATCAATAGATTTAAGTATGTCGTTAACTTGAACATCTTGTATTAATTTAGTTGAACCATCAGATAATGTTATTACTGTATTAACAACTAAACAACCACACGAAAAACAAGCACCCGTAAATGCGGTTCCATCCCAATATCTTCTACTAAAGTTATCAGTGGTTTTATAATAACCCGCAGCTGCAAATGCGAAGGTACAATTACCGGATATATCATCATCATATAATTCGGTTGCGTCACATAAACCTAAAATTGCGGAACGATTTATACATTGATTAACTAACGCCCAACCAGGTAACGAACATACAGCATTTGACACTCTATATCCTAATGTAATATTTGTTGCGCAACAATTATATATTGATGGAAGCCAACCACCTGAATTGTCACCACCGCCAAATGAAATAGTGTTTTCTTGAGCACAAATATTCGGTGAATCACCCATATTGTTAGCAAAGGAACTTGCAGGGAACCCTTCACAATCAATATAATCAAAAGTTGTTGAACCAAAGAAAGGACCACCTGGTGGAGACCAATATAATTCATAACATACACAAGTTACTCCAGGTGGTGTTTCAGTCGGTGTAGGTGTAGGTGTTTTTGTTGGTGTTGGTGTTTGAGTTCTTGTAGGTGTAGGTGTTGGTGATGGGAACACATAAGTAATAACATTTGAAACTCCCGTAAGAGACGAACAAAATAATGTCATTCTAAAGTATATTGTTCCACTATTAATACCGGTTATTGCCGACCTAGGTGAAGTACAACCACCTGCACCACCCAAAGTCCAAGTTATATTATCAGACGAATATTCCGGTAAAAGTGTTCCACAAGAACCTGCTGTTGTGAAATTATAATTCCAAGTGGTTCCTGAAACATATGTGGTAGAAATTAATGTAACACCACACGATGTTGTTGGCGTTGGAGTGTTTGTTCGAGTAGGTGTTTGTGTAGGAGTTTTAGTAGGCGTTTGTGTTTGCGTCGGAGTTGCAGTTAATGTTGTTGTTGTTGTTGGAGTTTGAGTTTTAGTTGGAGTTTGTGTTTGTGTTTTGGTTGGAGTGTTAGTAGGAGTTTTAGTTGGCGTCTGAGTCTGAGTCGGAGTTGCAGTTAATGTTGTTGTTGTTGTTGGGGTTTGAGTTTTAGTTGGAGTGTTGGTTGGAGTTTTAGTAGGCGTTTGTGTATTTGTTGGTGTTGGTGTCGGAGTTGGGGTTGGGAAGAAATATGGGAAAACTTCAGAATATGCGCTAATACCACCTGATGTACATAATTGACCCACTTTTACATAAACATTTCCTGTTGTAGTAAGAGAGTCAAAAGTAAACGGTGATGTACAGTTACTTGGAGTTGCCACAGCAGAATTAAAGTTTATATTATCATAAGAATATATCATAAAAATACCACTACAATTTGGTCCCGGAATAATCGAAACAGATAAAATTGAACCTGATGACAATGTAACACCTAACATTTGAGGTGCTGAACAAACTGGTGTGTTTGTAGGCGTCTGTGTTTGAGTTTTGGTTGGTGTTTGTGTTTGAGTATTAGTAGGTGTTTGAGTCATTGTTTTTGTTGGTGTTGGTGTTTGAGTTTTTGTTGGTGTTTGAGTGTTTGTTGGAGTTTGAGTCTGAGTTGGTGTTGCGGTTAATGTCGTTGTTGTTGTTGGAGTTTGAGTTTTGGTTGGAGTGTTAGTCGGAGTTTGAGTAGGTGTTTGTGTCGGTGTTGAAGTTTGAGTTTGTGTTTGTGTTTGAGTTTGTGTTTGAGTGTTTGTTGGTGTATTGGTAGGTGTTTGTGTTGGTGTTGAAGTTTGTGTTTGTGTTTGTGTAGGAGTATTTGTTGGTGTTGTTGAAATTGTTGGAGTTACTGTTGGCGTTACCGTTGGAGTCACAGTTTGAGTTGGAGTTGGTGTAGGTGTAGGTAAAATACATTCGTGGTCTAATTGACAAATAAGGCAACTCACATATGAAGTTAAACTAATAATTTCATATTGACTGTTAAATGACGTAGGATTTATTGCTTTAACACAACCACTATATCCGGTAGTCTCTATATAATAGAAGTTATCAATAAAAACAGGATATATTATTCCACCCACTTTATATATTATAGATGGGTAACAACAATCTTCAAAATACCCAATTGTTGGAGGTAATGGTGACGGTGTTTGTGTTTGAGTTTGTGTTTGTGTTGGAGTGTTAGTCGGAGTTTGTGTAGTGGTTTGAGTTTGCGTTTGTGTTTGCGTTTGCGTATTTGTTGGCGTATTTGTTTGAGTATTTGTTTGTGTAGGAGTATTTGTTGGTGTCATTGTTGGTGTTGTTGTAGGGCGATTTGTTGGTGTGGGAGTATGAGTCTTAGTTGGAGTTTGAGTTGGAGTGATAGTGTTAGTAGGTGTAGCTGTATTGGAAGGTGTTTGTGTTTGTGTCTGCGTTGTCGTTTGTGTTGGGGTTTGTGCTGGTGTTCCAGTATTAGTTGGTGTAACAGTATTAGTTTGAGTTGGTGTTTGAGTTGGAGTATCTGTAATAGTAGGTGTCGGTGTATTTGTCGGTGTATTTGTCGGTGTTAATGATATACAAGGAATATCCAACGAGCAAGTTTCATCGTAATACATTACGTAAATAATGTAAGTTCCATAATAATTTTCGGATTCGTAATTATACGGTAATGTAACTTCACCAATATTTATAACCCCCCCCGAACAAGGGAAAAAGGTTATATCGGCTAATTGTCCGTTATAATTCGCAGTTAATATTTCTAAAGTTGTACTCATATATTGTTAGTTCGTATAAATTAAGGTGTTGGTGGGGGATTATTCAAAGACCCCGATACACCTGTTGCCGGTATGTATATATAATAATCACCATACGGATAATCTGTAGGGTAATCATACGGTAATGTAACCGTACCAATATTAATTGTTCCACCTGTTGATGGATTAAAAGTTATATCGGCGGTATATCCGGTATAATTATTTGTCGATATTCTATATATATATTCCATAAATTAAGTTAACATTCCTCCGTCGCTAATTGACCAAAAATAAGTTGTTACAAGGGTTGTCCTTGCCGCCAAACCAGCTGATGTGTATTTTGCACTACCAAAATTAATCTGTATCCCTATTTGTGGGTTTTTTGTTACCCACCCATTATAAATACTATCTAAATTGTATGTGAAAAAAGTAATAGGGTTTTTAGTTCCCATAAAATAATAAAAATTTGTAACACCTGATATGTTCCAATTCCCTAAATTTTGTTTAAAATATTGGTTTTCATAAAACATATACACAACATTAGATACTTTAGAAATATCCCAATTTCCAATAGGTTGATTAAATTTTGAACCCCTAAACATATTAAACAAACTAATAACATTTGAAACATTCCACCCGGATAATGGTTGATTAAATTGAGATTGATAGAACATCGCACCCATATCTGTGACACCCGACACATTCCAATTATTAATTGGTTGATTGAATGATGAAGTGGCAAACATATTACTCATACTTGTAACCTTTGAAACATTCCACCCGGATAATGGTTGATTAAATATTTGATTATTAGAGAACATATCACTCATATTTGTAACTCCAGAAACATTCCAATTATTTATATTTTGATTAAATTGAGAATTATTAAACATGGAAAACATAAGAGTAACTTTAGAAACATTCCATCCGGATAATGGTTGGTCAAATAAACTGTTAAAAAACATATAACTCATATTTGTAACTTTAGATACATCCCAATTATCAATTTGTTGGTTAAATATTCTATTATTATAAAACATACCTGACATATTTGTTACATTACTAACAGTCCAACTTGATAATGGTTGATTAAATGTTGAGTTGGAATAGAACATATTCGACATATTGGTAACATTTGAGACGTTCCACCCGGATAATGGTTGATTAAATATTTGATTATTAGAGAACATACCCGACATATTGGTAACACCCGAAACATTCCAATCCCCAATTGGATGGTTAAATGTTGAGTTGTAATAGAACATATAACTCATATTGGTAACACCCGAAACATTCCAATTCCCAATTGGATGGTTAAATGCTGAGTTGTAATAGAACATACCACTCATATTTGTAACATTTGAAACATTCCAATTTTCAATAGGTTGATTAAATATTGAGTTGTTATAGAACATATAACTCATATCTGTAACATTTGAAACATCCCATCCGGATAATGGTTGATTAAATGATGACCCATTAAACATATAACCCATATTTGTAACACCTGAAACATTCCAATTATTGATTGGTTGGTTAAATGGACAAGACTCAAACATATTACTCATATCAACAACATTTGAAACATCCCATCCGGATAATGGTTGATTAAATTGAGAATTACTAAACATATAATTTGTGTATTGAACATTTGAAACATTCCACCCGGATAATGGTTGATTATAACTTGTCAAATAAAACATTCCACTTATATTTGTAATTCCCGAAATATCCCAATTATTTAAGTTTTGATTAAATAATATACATCCGGAGAATAAATAAGATAAACTTGTTATATTAGAAATGTCCCACGATTGTATATTATTTACAGATGTTAAACTATAACATTCTGCAAACATAGCGTCGATATTAGTCAGATTTGAAGTGTCTAAAGTATCGATTACGGTAGATAAATCTAAATTAAAACAATAATAAAATTGATATCCACCATCAATTAATTTTACATCACCCCACTGTTGAACACTTAAAATTTTACCATAATCACCAGCATAATTTCCTATATTAAACCCGTCAATTACTCCAAACATACGTATAGTATATGTTCCTATAACATTGTAAGTATGTATAAGCTCAGGTTGACTATATGATGTTATTGTGTCTGTATTTCCATCACCCCAATCAATTACAAAATTAAAAGTTCCTGATGGGTCTAACACAATACCAATTTGATTAGTGTTAGTAAAACCTTCATTGTCGGTTTTCCAACTTGAAATGAACAATATTAACGTATCACCGATTAAATCCCAAGAAGGTGGCGGATAATCTAAAATACAGGTTTTATTATAAAAAGGTATGTATACGGTATATGTTCCATAATAATAATCTGTATTATAATCGTATGGTAATAACTGTGAACCTAAACTAATAGTTCCTCCGGTATATGCGGAATAACTTATATCTCCGATATACCCGTCGTAATTTGTTGTAAATATTTCAAAAGTTTTCATAATATTAAATTCCTCCTCCATCAGTTATTGTCCAACCATATCCTCCACTCATAGTTGAACCCGTTAATGTATTTTTACCTGGTTGTCCTCCGGATATTGTGTAGTTAGCACTTCCAAAATTTATTGTTCTTCCTGTATACGGATTTTTAGTTGACCATCCACTATAGATTGAATCTAAATTTGTTGTTGAGAATGTTAATGGTGTTTTACCTAACATAAAGTCAGTAAAATTAGTTACATTTGATATACTCCAATTTCCAATATCTTGGTTAAAATATGTATTAATATTAAACATATTGTTCATATTAACAACATTAGATACATCCCAATTTCCAATAGGGTAATTGAACTCCGAATTATAAAACATATTGTTCATATCACCAACATTTGAAACATTCCATCCGGATAATGGTTGATTAAATAGGGAAGATGCGAACATATAATTCATATAAATAACACTTGAAACATCCCAATTATTAATATCTTGATTAAATTGTGAATTTCGGAACATAGATGTCATATCAACAACATTTGAGACGTTCCATCCAGATAATGGTTGATTAAAATATTGGTCGTTTTGAAACATATTACTCATATTTGTTACCCCTGAAACAGTCCAATTCCCAATCGGATAATCAAATGATGTATTGACAAACATACCTGACATATTTTTAACTTTTGAGACATCCCAATTTCCGATTGGTTGATTGAATGGGGAATTGGCAAACATATAAGTCATATCTGTAACTTTTGAAACATTCCACCCAGATAATGGATAGTCAAATGATGACGCATAAAACATATAACCCAAATCTGTAACCCCCGAAACATTCCAAGACCCAATAGGTTGGTTAAAGTCGGTAGCAGTATTAAACATTTGCCTCATACTATTAACGTTACTTACATTCCATCCGGATAATGGTTGATTGAACGATGTTGCTCCTTGGAACATACCTACCATATTTGTAACACCCGAAACATTCCAATTCCCAATTGGTTGATTGAATGGTGAATTGGCAAACATAAAAGTCATATTATAGACATTTGAAACATTCCATCCGGATAATGGTAGGTTGAAATCAGTGCTTTGGAGTATTGATGTCATATTGGTAACTCCTGAAACATTCCAATTATTAATTGGTTGGTTGAAGGATGTTGCGTTTTGGAACATACCCTCCATATTAACCACTTTTGAGACATCCCAATTTCCGATTGGTTGATTGAATGGGGTGCTAGCAAACATATAATACGTACTTGTAACATTTGAAACATTCCAACCTGACAACGGTTGATTAAACGGTGTGCCGTTAAACATATAATTCATATAAATAACACTTGAAACATCCCAATTATTAATATCTTGATTAAATTGTGAATTTTGGAACATATATGTCATAGACGCAACATTTGAAACGTTCCAACCTGATAATGGTTGGTTGAAAGATGTTGTTCCTTGGAACATATTCGACATATTTGTAACACCTGAAACAGTCCAACCAGATAATGGTTCGTTGAAAGATGTTGCTCCTTGGAACATATAACTCATATCCTCAACTCCCGAAACATCCCAATTATTAATGTTATCGTTAAAATTACTTTGACCAAACATTCCTGACATACCTGTAATGTTAGAAACATCCCAATTATTAATATTATTTATGGTTGTAATAGACGAACATCCACGAAATATATATGTTAAATTTGTCACTTGAGATAAATTTAGAGTGTCAGTAACACCTGTTAATATTAAATTAGAACACTCATAAAAATTATATGATAGTTGAGTTATGTTAAGACATCCCCACTGTGTTATTTCTCTTATTTTAAGTTTACTTGTTGGTGTATAATAAAACGACCACACATTAACTTTACCTGTAATAGTTATTACATAGTCATCAGGAGTTGTATAAATATGTGTCCTATTTGCAAATGTATTCGCCGAAAAATTTCCATCACCCCAATCAATGGTTCCTGAATAATCTAAACCGTAATAAGGTAATGTTATACTCTCAGACGGAGATGTTGTTCTCCACACAGATATAAATGGTAATAATGGTGTAGAACTTGGTGTTGGTGTCATTGTAGGTGTTGGAGTTGGGGTTGGGGTTGTAATATCTAAACCTAATAAATCACAATTTGGTGCGGGTGTGTTTGTTGGTGTTGGAGTATTTGTTGGAGTTAATGTCATTGTTGTTGTTGGAGTAGGCGTAGGTGTTAAACAAGGAACATTTAACAAACAAGTTTTACCCGAATCAAGTAAATAAATGTTATATGTTCCGTAGTAATTTTCCGAATAATAATTATATGGTAAGTTAACTTCACCGATATTAATACTCCCACCCGAACAAGGGTAAAAGGTAATGTCGGCGAATTGTCCGTCGTAATTTATTGATAATATTTTTAAAATTGTTCCCATATATTATATCCCCCCATCTGTTATTGTCCAACCATATCCACCGCTCATAGTTGAACCTGTTAGTATATCTTTACCCGGTTGACTCGCTAATGTGTATTTTGCAGAACCAAAATTAATTGTTAATCCGGTTTGCGGTGTTTTGGTTTGCCATCCATTATAAATAGAATCTAAATTTATTGTTGAGAATGTAATCGGTGTTTTTGCAAACATAAAATCAGTGAAATTGGTTACTCCCGATATATTCCAATTTCCGATGTCTTGGTTAAATGATGAACTTTGGAACATAGATGTCATTCCTGTAACATTTAAAACATCCCAATTACCAATAGGATAATTAAATGGTGAATTGTAAAACATAAAAGACATATTTCTAACGTTTGACACACTCCATCCGGATAATGGTTGGTTAAAATATGCGTTTTGATAAAACATAGAACCCATATCTGTAACACCTGAAACATTCCACGAATTAATGTTTTGGTTAAATTGTGAAGTTGATGCGAACATAGAATTCATATTTGTAACCTTTGAAACATTCCAGCCTGATAATGGTAAATTAAATGACGCACCATAAAACATATTAGACATATTTGTTACCTTTGAAACATTCCAATTATTAAGAGAATAATTAAATGGGGTGTATCTAAACATACCACTCATACTTGTAACCCCTGAAACATTCCACATACTTATATCTTGGTTAAATAAGGTTCCATCAAACATACCTGCCATAGTAGATGTAACCTTTGAAACATTCCAACCTGATAATGGTTGATTAAAAGAAGATTGTCTAAACATATTTTCCATACTTGTAACCCCTGAAACATTCCACGAATTTATATTATGGTTAAATGCTCCAAATTGGAACATACGATTCATATCTGTAACATTTGAAACACTCCAAGAACTTATATCATCGTCAAAAGTTGATGATTGAAACATATTACTCATAACGGTAATTCCTGAAACATTCCAACTATTAACGTTGTTGATGGTTGTAAGAGATGAACAACCTCCAAACATATAAATTAAATTATTAACACTTGTTAAATCAATAGTGTCCGTAACACCAGTCAATACTAAATTACTACATCCTCTAAAAACTTGAGCACCATTACTAATTTTTAATGGTCCCCATTTTAAAACTTCTCTAATTTTTAATATGTCACCAGTATTACCAAACGCCCAACCATTAGTTGTTCCATAAATTGTAACAGTAGAATTACCTGATAATGAGTATGTGTGTGTTCTATTTGCATATGTGTTAGCGGATATACTACCGTCGCCCCAATCTATTGTTCCACTATATGTTCCTGATGGTGAATATGGTAATGTAATACTTTCAGATGGTGTTGTTGTTCTCCATACTGAAACAAACGATGGTGGTAATGTTGGTGTTGGAGTAACTGTATTGGTTGGTGTAACCGTCTGAGTTGGTGTTGGAGTAGGTGTTGGTAATATTAAAGTCCCGCTAATATCGTATTCACAGGTAAGATTAAAAGCTGTAATTCCGTTCAAACCGGTTGAGTAATAACCACCAATAAACCCTTTATAACCATCTTTAAAATTAAGAGAATAAAGATTACCTCCTGAAATAAAACTACTTACATTTTCTGTCTGAGTTAAAACAGGAACAATTGAAGTTAAATCATACGGTGTAGATAGTGTTTGTCTTCTTATACTTGGACCTGATACTATTGAAAACAAATAAGTTCCACTATTTTGAAAAGTAAAATCGGAAACAATTGAGTTGGAAATTGATTGAATTTCCACAACCCCCGTATTTATAACCCAAGGTGTGGTTAAACTATATTTTTTAAGAAGGCTACCCGTAACAGTAACAAACATAAATAAACCGTCAGGGGTAAAATCAATATGTGACGGAGTTAAACCAACTATAGTAAATAAGTCACCGGGTGAATAACTAGATGTTGTAACATCCCACGATGTTGATAATATATATCTAAGGACACTTTTTGATGCTGTCTCAACTACAAATAATTTACTACCGTCCGGTGAAAAATGATGACCAATTACACTAGTAGGGGTTAATCCGGAAATTACCGGAACAGCAATTGAACATCCTATTAGTGGTAATGTAATTGTTGAAACATCCCACGGTGTTGATAATGAATAAGCACATACACTATCAGTTGGTGAACCATTATGAATTGCAATATATAATATCGTACCATCCGGTTTGAAAGACGCACTAGTATGAAGTGGTATATTAATAAATTTTTCACCACTATATATCATTTGTGGAATACAAACTGTTGGAGTAGGTGTAGGTGTAAGTGTATTAGTTGGGGTTTGAGTATTTGTTGGTGTATTAGTTGGTGTTTGAGTAACCGTCGGTGTTTGTGTAACCGTTGGGGTTTGAGTATTTGTTGGTGTTACTGTCATTGTTGGTGTTGGTGTTGGTGTTGGGCAAGGATTGTCTACCTCACACAGAACACAATTTGAGTATGATGTAACACTAATAATTAAAGATTGACTATTATATGGTGGACCACTTACCGCAGTCCCACAACCACTAAATCCATCAGTGTTGATGTAATAAGTGTTACCAACAATAATAGGGGTTGATACACCACCAACTTTATATACGGTAAGACTATCACAACAATCTTGGAAATACTCAACTGTTGGTGGTAATGGAGAGGATGTTGGGGTTTGTGTTGGGGTTTGTGTTGGCGTCTCAGTTTGTGTTGGTGTTGGAGTTTGTGTTGGCGTCTCAGTTTGTGTTGGTGTTTGTGTTGGCGTCTCAGTTTGTGTTGGTGTTTGTGTTATTGTTTGTGTTGGAGTTGGTGTTGGGGTTGGTGTTGGGGTATTTGTAAATAATTCGACTTCATATGTGAAATCACACGCTAATGATGTTGATGTTGGAGTTGGAGTGATTGCGTTAACATAATAACTAAAATCACAATATAATGGTGTTGCAGTTTGAGTTGGTGTTGGAGTATATGTAGGTGTTGGCGTATTTGATGGGGTTATTGATAGTGTTGGAGTTTGAGTTGGAGTGTTACTTGGTGTTTGACTTGGTGGGTTTCCACCAGCATCGGCATACGCAGGTAAACGCTTAGTAAATCCAGGTGGGATAATTTTCACATTATAAATCCCCTGACCAATAACATTAAGTCTTGACCCCCCGATTATATTACCCGATTTTTTTCTACTATCAAATCCCATTTATTCTTTTTAAATAAATATTACATTCCGCCAAATAACCAACCATATTTTTGATAATCGTCTCGACTAACTTGTTGGCTGTTAAATTGATTTATTCTATCTTGATAATGTGGGATTACAGGGTTAAAATTGATGTTTTCTTTAATTGATTCATTATTGTTAACGGACCAAGAATCTAACATCGCTTTAGTTTGTTCCGTAACTTTAGTTAATTTTCCAAAAGAAGACTCCGCAACATACGTCGCCATCGCGATTGACATAATTAAATCATCGTGATGTCCTTTTTGGTGGTCAGGTCTACCATTGATATATACAAAGGTGTTCATCTCATTATTTAAACGAGAACTATAAATCCTAAATTTATGTCTCATCGCCTCTTCAAATGAGGCAATAATTTGAACCCTTTTATTATTAAAATTTAATCCCGGAATTTTATCTGCCGCGGCTGGGTCGTATTTCCATTTGTTAGAGACATCAACACCATCAACATATAAATCACGATAATTCATTTCTTGGAGTTTTCTTGAAGTTGCAACACCCATACCACCTGTAATATCGATAACGACAAAACAAGAATATATAACAGCCCATTTATGACAAATTTCAGCCATAGTATCGGGTGGTAATTTACCAACATATTCAGCAACTTGTTCTCTTTCATCAAAATCAACAATTTGAAATGAACTAAAATCTTCAGAATCCCCACGGGAAACGTCGACACCCATAATGTATTTATGTCCAACAACCGGTTCCTTCCAAATCCAAAGAGCATTCCCCATCAATTTGTTAATAGGTTCTTGGATTTGATTTTCACGAATATCTTGCATCATAAGAGAATCAAATACGTTATCTCCGGAACCTAAAAAGTTACATTCTAACTCCTGAGAAACCTTACGTTTATCGTATTTTAATTTCTTAACCATCGCCTCAAACCAAGATGAACAAGGTTTGTATCCGTCATTCATTAATAATTTAACATCATCAAAGTTTCGAGCGTCATATGATTTACTACCCCAATCAATAAATCCATTAGGGTCATATTCCTCTTTGTTTAACAAATAATGAATAATGTTATCTGTTTTAACAAAAAATAAATCTTTGGTGTATCTTGGGTCTCGATACCAAAACATTTCCGTAATTTTGAAGTCATTCATATTACGTAACGCTTGGTCGTATATTTCATAGTAAATTGCGTCATAACCGTTAGGTGTTGAAACCACAATTACTTTACCCCCCGTAGATAGGGACGCCATACAGGCAGACCAGAAATCACTATCTGCCTCAATAAACGCCGCCTCATCAAATACAAGTATGGTTGGTGTAAATCCACGCAAGGCATCCTTAGATGTTGCAACGGCTTTAACCTCACATCCGTTTGTTAACTTATAATGTTTTTGGGAATTTTTTGCTTTATCAAAATCTACACCTGTCCAAGACGGCCATTGACCAACGAACGCTTTTATCTTGTTCGCCATCTCCAATGAAGTATCCAACTTATTGGCGATAATTAATATTTTTTCGGGAGTTTCTTTTCTTGCGAATACAAGTTTTTTAGACATCCAAGCCGCGGTAACTGTTGATACCCCGGCCTGTCTGTATTTTAATGCTATATTCTCATTGTATTCTTCGTAGTCATTCAGTAATGTTAACTGGTCCGGAAAAAGTTCCAATGGAACATATTTTTTAACGGTGTTATCATAAGTTTCTAAATACGTCTTAAGTGCGTATTCAATATCTCTACTACATTTTACGTATTCTATTAATACTTGTTCTTTTGTTAAATTCGACATACATACTGTTGTCGGTAATTTTTAGAATCCTAACGAAGATAAATCAATATCATCTAAGTCATCTAAGTCATCAAATCCGTAATCACCATAATTTTCACTATCGTCTTCATCATCTTCGTCATCAGACATTTTTGATTCATACTCGTGGTTTTTAAGGATTTCAACGATTTCTGCAACCATTCTATTTATTACCTCTTTTGCTTCAGGTTTATCAGCCATAATGGCTTTCGCTAATACAATAAAATCTTTCGCCTCTAATTGAGACAATTTCATAAATAAGTATTGTTGAAGGTGTCTTTGGTCGTCTTCATATAATTTATCAGGCCAAGAATCTCTGAATTTTTCCCAAAATATTGGACCTAATCTTGAATCCCATATTTCTGCTGGTAATGTATCCTCAGCACCGACAACCATACTTCTTTGAACAGGGTCGTTTGGTAATCCTTGGTCACCATATAATGAATAAATACCTTTAACTATTTCGTGAACTAATAAAGGGAATGTAAATGCTTTCGCTTTAATTGTTGGTGGGTCAGTTTCAGGGTCAGATTCTGATTGTCCCATTTGACCACCTCCACCACCGGCCATATTTTCCATATCCGGATATAACCAATATAAGTGTTCCATCAATGATTGTGTAACACCATATAGGTTTAATAAGTTTGGACTTAATCTATTTATCTCGTCACTAACTAATGTATACATATGTCCACCTTTAAATGCCGCTCCTTGAACTAATGAATTAATCATTCTTCTTTTTGCTTTCTCTAAATTGAATTTTTCCATAGAATCCATAAAGTCTTCTATTTCTTCTTGGTGTTCTTCGCTTTCTTTGAATGCTTCTTCGACATCTTCTTCGTCCGGTTGTTCCGGTTGTGTTTGCATTCCTTCAGACGCTCCCATTGGTCCATTAACTAATTCAACCTCAAACTGTAATTGACCTTCAGGAATACCTAATTCTTTTTTAACTAAATCAACTGCCAAGTTTTCAAGATATTCTTTGTTTTGAACTTCAACTCTTTTAATTTGTTGTAAACTACCCATTACAGAACTCATTAGCCCCATCATTGGATTATTTCCCTGAATTGGTGTAGTATCACCTAAAAATCTTCTTACTTTGTCTACAGAGTCTTTAAATCGTTGAGAGGTAATCATTTCAATGAAATCTCTATCACCATCTTGTGGTAATGCTGGATGTTCTTTATATGGGGTTTCTCTTTGATTAATTTGTCTTTCAATACCCGGTTCCATTCTTTCAGGACCATCATAACTAACAGGAGCCTCATTTAAACGACGATTAATTTCGTTCAACATAGTTGTTTGATTATTGGTTAACCCTTCATTAACTAATTTTTTATCTAAGTCACTTTTGGCTTTCAATATTTTTTCCATTTTTAAATTTACGCTCATAATTATTTTGTTTTAAGTCCTAACTGATTGAATTTTAAAAAACTTGGTAATTCTCTTTTAATTGCTTTTGGAGCACCTTGTTTACTTGGGTCCGGAGCAAAAGGATGTTTTGGTTTTGTTCCCGGATTAACTTTTGGTTTTGCCGGTGCAGTTTTTGTATCCTCATCCATCACTCTTTTTTTTGCTTTAGGAGCTCCTTTTTTATCAGGGTCCGGTTGGAATGGATGTTTTGGTTTTGTACCAGGACTAACCTTTGGTTTCGCCGGAGCTGTCTTTGTGTCTCCTTCTAAAAGATTATTAAAATCTTTTTTAGACATTTTTGGTGTAATGTGTTTTTCTACAAGTCTCATAATTTCTTTTTCAATTTTACTTTCTCCCATAGTAACACTTGGTTTTACCTGACTTAATTTGGATTGAGCAATTTTATTTAAAGCCCCACCAACCATATCATCATAACCTTCTTTGGTTTCTTTTTTCTTTTCAGGAAGTTTGGCAAAGTTAGTCTTTTCAGCAAACTCATCAGCCATTTTACACCATTTTTTTTGTTCTTTTGTTTTTCCATCACCACATTTAGCGAAGAAATATTTTTGTTGTTTTTTTGATTCAAATTTTTCATCAATTTCTTTTTCTTCAAACATACCCATACCGTCCTCAGTCGCGTCAGGGTCTTGGACAACATTTAAAGTATTGTCTTGTTCGTTAGGGGTTGCAAGAATAGTCCCATCAGGATTTTTCTTTACATTATACCCTTTAGGTGTTGCAGGTAAATTACCACCTTTATCACCAACTTTATATCCTGTTTTAGCAGGTTCAGTTACCGTACTAACTTGTTCTTGTAATTTACTGAACAACACATCAACCTGACTATCAGTCATTTTATTTAGAGTAGACGCTTTAATTCCCTCCTTCACTAGTTTTAATTTTTTTTGATTAGTGTTCATATTCGATTTTTTTTTCAAACTCTAATACGATATCTCTTTCGTATAATTTATCTTTGACTGATTGTTCTGTTTCTCCAAACTTAAACACCAATCTTCTTTGACGTGTGAAATCAACGTCTTCACTTTCGTTTTCCCAACATAATGCGATTATATCATCCATTGAATCTATCATCGAAAAATAGTCAGAGTTTTGAATTACTGACATTGTGATTTGGTCATTCTTCAAAACTCCTACTGTTTTTATGTGTTCTATGTCCGGTGGGAGTGGGTAACCGTTAGACGGTTTTGATTCCCAAGATTCACCCCAAACGTCTTCTGAACTATCCGAGAAAATAAATTCATATATGTTATCACCTTTATAATTAGGACCTAATTCATTAACATATATTAAATAACTCATTATATAACCTGACCTTTTGTATTAACTCTTAATTGTTTGTCATTCATTTCAAATACTAAATTTTGTCTGTTTGTTTTACCAACCAACTTAGCGTTTGGATATTTTTCCATTAATTTTCTAGCACCAACTTCTTGAGAGATACTTTCAGACAATTGTTTTATTTTATTAATTTTAGCTTTTTTATTTTCAGTTACTAATTTAGATTGTCTTTTTTTAGATTCTAATAATTGTTGTTCTTTATCGTTCAATTTAAAATAACCTTCTATAATTTTATCAACTTTAGATTCAGTAAAAATTCCTTCAATCATATCTTCAATGTGACCTGAGTGTTTAGAGTCAATATCAGGATGATTTAAACTTCTATGTTTTGGGTGTCTTGGTTTAAAATCAAAATCTTTTTCTAAATTAATTTCACTAAATTCGTCATCATCAAAATCTCTGAATCTTGATTTCATTTCAAAATCATCAAAACCTTCACCCATTTCTCCTTCAGGGGCAACCGGTTCTTCATCTCCCATTTCGTCACCAAAATCAGCTTCATTATCACCCATATCATCAGGGTTAAAATCTCCCATACCTTCATCTTCAGTACCTTCAATTTTATTAACAATTTCTTCTTTGTCTTCATCATCAATAGATTCTAAATCTATTGCGGACAAAATTGAGTTAATAACATATTTTGAATCTTTAGATGTCATATCTTGACCTTCTTCTGTTTCTTGGAACGCTCTTAATTTTTGAGCTAATTTACCTGTCAATTTTTGAATAGATTTTAAAGTAACTTCTTCATTGTTGTCGTCATCTTCCATATCATCACCTAAATCCATATCTTCAGGTGCCGGTTCTGACATCTCTTCAGGTGCCGGAGCGGGTGCCGGAGCAGGAGCGGGTGCCGGAGCAGGAGCCGCAGATGGAGCGGGTGCCGGAGCAACTTGTTCGTCAGTTTCCCCACCTTTCATTTTTAAAATGTATTTGGTTGCATCGTTTTCACTTTCATAAAATAAATTAACGTTTTTCTCACTACCTTCGTTAACGTTAACTTCTTTAGCAACTAGGTTAAGACGTTTCAACGCTTGAGAATATGAAGAATAATATTTTCTATTTTTCATAGGCTCCATATAATCGAACTCATTAGCTGATTCATTTATACTACTTTTAAGTACGTAACCATTTCTTTCCTTATCAATTTTATAAGTTCTACCGTTCGCTAAAACTTTAGTATATTCTGTAGATTTATCTTCATTAATAGGGTTTGGAATATTCTCCTTATATCTAGCGATTTCCATGATACGTTGAACTTTTTCCATTCCTTGTAGTTTTTCGCTACCAACCGGTTTTAAATTGTTTCCCATTTTATGTGTTTTTGTTTGGAATTATTTTATATATAAATATGTTCAGAATTAAAAATGTTATAATTCTGTCGTTATTTCTACTAATTAATTGATTTTTCTTTCAAAGAAAGTTTATTGTCTTGGTATTCATTTTGAAAATCAAAAAGTTTTTGAATGTACCCATTTCTTCTCAAAACTTTGAATACTAAATTTTCATCAGACATTTCACCACCATCTTCTAATCCGGCAGTTCTATATTTTTTTAATTTATCCTTAACCTTATTGATACTCTCAACTCCGGACTGTAATGGTTCTTCTTTTACGTCATCAATAACCTCATCAATTGTTTTCATCCAATGTTCAGATTTGGTTTTAATTAAGTTAGTGTCAATCTCAACATTTTCTTTTGACGGTTTGGTTTTCCATTCATTAAATAAAACTGAATATTCCCCACTACTAAAATGAGATTCAACTTCGTCTTGGACATAAAGTTCTACATCATAACCATAGATTTTGATGTTGTGTTTGTCGTTAAATAAAGTTTTTTTTAATTTGAAGAGTTCCTCATATAATGGGAGTTCTTTTTCTGAGAATTGTTCAAAGTCGGCAATTAAGTGTAAATCAACATCAGAATATTTGGACCAATTGTAATTGGCTAATGAACCCGTCATTACAACATCGGATATAATAACATCAACCCCTAAGAATTCTATGAACTCATAGGCGATTTCTAATAGACGTTCTCTAACCTTAGGAACCATCACTTCAACCTGACCTTTTGGGTCGGACATATCACGTTCATTAGGTAATTCCCAAATCTTAGGATTTAGTTCATCCTGTAAATGAAAGCTAGATAATATACTTTTTAGATTACTCATTAACTATAAATACTTAAATATCTATAATTGTTAAAGTTTTTTGTGTTTGTATGTTTTAACTATTTTTGTTGAGAAGAATTTCCCTTGAGATTCCGCCATTCTGAATTGAGTATATACTTGGTGAGGAACCTCATCATACTCGTATTTTTGTCCATTATTAAACTCAACTAACATTACTTTAGTTTCAGTATCGTATTCTGTTTTTTTAACATTTGACGATTGGATTTCATTAATTATCTTCGTCCCTTGAATTGTTTCTTTTAATATTGCCATCTCTTAAAGGTGTTTCTAAATCTATATGTTTTAATTTACTATGAATGTAATCAGTAAATTCGTCAGAGTCAATATCACCAAAATAAGTTTTCATCTCAGTTTTTAAGTCAGTCACTAAATTAGATATTTTTTGATAGTAATTCATAATATCCTGAGGATAATACGGGGGTTTCTCCAATTGTTCTTGAGTCCAACCCTCTCTTTGGAAGGCGTGACGAATTTTTCTGTAGACATCAGTTAATTCAGATTCCGGATGAACCAAGTCCATATATTTTTTCCAAGCGGGTCTTTTTTCCATATTGATAAATATAATTAAAATTTGTTTTGTCCATCCAATTATTTGTATTACTTTTGTAGAATCATTTGAAAAAGTGAAAATAATCCTTATACTTAATTAAAACAAATAAATTATGACAGAATCTATGGATGGTGGAAGTAATGGTGGTAATAAAGCAGTTAAGACTGACTCATCAACACCCGTATTAGACAATTTTAGTAGAGATTTGATAAAACTTGCTGAAGAGGGTAAACTTGACCCGGTTATTGGTAGAGAAAGAGAAATTACTCGAATTGCTCAAATCCTTTCACGTAGAAAGAAAAATAACCCAATAATCATTGGTGAACCTGGTTGTGGTAAAACCGCAATCGTTGAAGGTCTTGCCATTATGATTTATAATGGGGAATGTCCAAGAAACTTAATGGACAAACGTATCGTATCCTTAGATATGACATCAATTGTTGCCGGAAC